TAAAAGAGAAAACATGTATAAATATTTCGGTCATTATTTTGAAGATGCATTAAATAAAGACAAACGCATAGCAGATTCACACGATATAAGTAAAAGTAATTTTGGATTTAGTAATTATTAATTTACTGACAGCAATCCTTAAAATAAGCATTGTATGTTTATTGTATGCAATAATTGTATTTATTAAGTCATTTTATGAATATAAGGTATCTATAAATAAATGAAATATTATTCGAGAACATATCATAAACAAGGCAATCATTTAACAGCTACGCATAAAAGCATGGAAGATGCTGAAAGTTTTGTTAAACGTGAATGGGATATATGGACTGAGGATAATATGAAACTTATTGGCGCTATGATTTCACGTGATAAAGACCAATTAATAAACACTGATAAATTTAAATGGATTTATGGGATTTGACTTATGAAATACCTCCTGTTAAAATGAAAGACGTAATACACGATTAAATTTGTACCCATCCCTTACATCTAAGTAAGGTTTACTCCATACCCCTATCACTTTGAACGGTGGTAGTGGGATTAACTTTTAACCATAGACAGATGAACGGTAAAGGCGACACATACCGACCTACTGATATACAGATGAGCCATAAGGAATATAAATACATATTCAGGAAAGGATATTTGATTCCACATGATGAAAAGTTTAAGGTTATTAAGAAATGAGTGAATTTGATTATAAACAGAGGGTAGTAGAAGATAAAGAACGGTTCGATGAGAACTATGATAGGGTGTTTGAAACTATAAACCCACCTATTGATTGCAAGTGTATGAATTGGGCGCGTGTTTGGGATTTAACAGATAAGGAAGAAATTAACGCTCATCACCCAAGATGTGAACACAGAAAACGCTCCTTAGTAAAGGATTGATCGAGAAAACACTTAAATATGGATAAAAGAAAATTTAACGGTGGTTCAAGAAAAGGCGCAGGTCGAAAAAAAGGCACTGGAATATCTAATAAAATAAATAAAGCTGTTAATGACTTTATGGACAATTTATTAGAAGACGAAGAAATAAAGAAACAGGCTTTAAAAGAGGCGAAACAATTATCATTGCAATCAGGGTGGATATATATAATAAAAGACGTAGATACAGGATACTATAAAATAGGCGTTACGCAACGAAAAAACCCTAAGCAAAGATTTACTTTATACAAATCGCATAACATGAATATTAGTCTTACTTATTTAAACAAGGTTGATTATTGTTTTGAAATTGAAAATGATTTACATGCGCTTTTAAAAAGAATAAATAAAGGTGATTGGTATAAAATTACTGATACAGAGTTAGTTAACGCTATTAGTAAAATATCTGAACACAAATATTCTAACGTATTTAAAGACTATTAAAATTTACCCTCTTGAATAATCAAGTTTTATCATGAGTAAGAAAAAAAACAATCATGGTGGTAAGAGAAAAGGGGCAGGGAGACCGCCTAAAGCAGATGAAGTACGCCTTATAGAGACTATGGATGCCGTCAAAGCACCTAAAGAAGTATGGGAGAAGTTAGCCGATAAAGTAGATGAAGGTGATACCCAAGCTGTTAAGTGTTGGTTAGAGTATCGCTATGGTAAGCCACATAAGACTGTTGATGTTACAAGCGGTGGCAATGAGTTATCAGGTTTTAGTGTAAGTATTGAAGATTGATACAGGATGTTAAACTCCATAGGAAGCAAGGTAATGCACTAAAAATACTTAGGGGTGATGATAAACGCTTCTTATTATTTGGTGGTGGAGCAAGGGGTGGTAAAAGCTGGTTAGGTTGGTTTTGGCTTATCTCTAATTGTTATGAATATCCCGGTACTCGTTGGTTTTGTGGTCGTGAAGAACTAAAGCGATTGCGTAATACTACTTTACAGACATTCTTTAAAGTGTGTTCGGAATATGAGATACCTAAAGATGATTACAGGTATAACGGTCAAGATCATTACATATCTTTTTCAAATGGATCTCGTATCGACTTACTCGAATTAAAGCAATACCCATCTGATCCTTTATTTCAGCGTTTTGGCTCATCGGAATATACAGGAGGTTGGATAGAAGAGGCAGGTGAAATACCCTTTGGAGCGTTTGATGTCCTTAAAACAAGAATAGGACAGCATCTGAACGATTTGTATGATATTAATCCTGGAAAGATACTTTTAACGTGTAACCCTGCTAAGAATTGGCTTTATACTACTTTTTACCTGCCCGATAAACAGAATGAGCTTCCTGATGATTATGCGTTTATTCAATCTTTATACTCAGACAATAAATACAGGGAAGAAGGCACAGCCGAAACACTTGAAAGCCTTGTAAACGAAGCACAGAAGCAAAGGCTTAAATATGGTAATTGGGAATATGCCGATGATCCTGATGCCCTTGTTACTTTTGAGGACTTGATAGCACTTAAAGACGTTGATAAGAAGCCCGGCATGAATTATGTCGGTGCTGATATAGCCCGTTATGGTGATGATAAGACATCGTTTGCCAAAATGAATGGAAATTGGTTGGAGAAGATTGTAGAGCATAAAGGTAAGGATACCGTAGAAGTTGGTGATATGCTTATTGAGTTTATACAGAAAGAGAATATAACACCTAATAACTGCGGTATTGATACGGTTGGTTTAGGGGCGGGTGTTTTTGATAATATGAAAGCCAAAGGACAGAAAGCAGTAGAGATTATATCAGGAGCCAAAGCCACAGCACAATATGAAAGCTATGAGTTTAAGAACCTTAGAAGCCAAATGTGGTGGCAATTCAGAGAAGATGTTAAGAATAAGCGTATCAGAATAGATATGAGTGATGAGGAGCTTATGACAGACCTTACAGCACCACGTTATGCTATTAAGGGTGAGAAGATGATACAGGTAGAGCCTAAAGACGATATAAAGAAACGATTAGGTAGATCACCAGATAAAGGCGATGCTGTTGTGTATGCTAATGCCATGCGTAATGAGATTGTAAGAAAGCGCAGAACAATGCAAATACTTAGCTTTTAGTCATGCCTAAATTTACTTTTAGCCTTTCTTATGAATAGTTTGTATTTTTAACGAAACTTTACTAAAGGCTTATGAATCATAAAGAACAGCGACAGCAATCCCTACAACTTGCATCGGGGTTACGCAAGGCTATGAAACCCGCTCAAATGAACAGGCAGATCATGCGGTATATATCTGCTAATTCACCCATCTACTTCGATGATGATGCAGATGCTTACATTCAAGACGGCTATGAATTTAATCCCGATGTTTATTCTATCATAAACGGGCTAACAAGGGCGGGAGCTTCCGTTCCTTTTGTCGTTCATAGGGTAGTTAATAAAGAAAAGGCAAAGCAGTACAACCGGTACAAGTCTATGCTTCGGGCAGGTGCTACTGAAAAGCAAGTAGATCGGATTATAAACATCAAGGAAGAAGCCTTTGAAGAAGTCGAGCCTGATAATGATCTATATAAGCTCTTAGAACGACCTAACCCACTCCAAGCCTTCCCCGAATGGTATGAGAATACGAAGGGATTTCAGTACCTTACAGGCAATTCTTATACGTATATGAATATGTTAAGTGATGGCAGGATAGGGGAAATGTGGGTAATGCCTTCACAATGGACACGTATTTTGGCTGATGGCGGAACACAAGAGCTTATACAAGGCTATCAAATTGAATTATACGGTAACTTAGGGGCTAAGATAGACCCTGAACAGGTTATGCATTGGAAGTATTGGAATCCTGATTATGATAGTCCCGGTTCGCATCTATATGGTCAGAGCCCGTTGAAGTCAGCACGTAGATCATTACGATTAGGTAACGATGCTAAGACGGCTTTGTCTATATCATTGAATAATGGTGGTGCTTCGGGCATGTTATATCCTGAAAATGAGATGTATGATGAGATAACGCCTGAACAGCAATCACAGATACAGAACTTTCTTAAACGCAATCAAGGGCCTGATAACTTTAAATCATTCCTTACCTTCACTACTAAGATGGGCTATCAGCAATTCGGACACCCACCTGTTGACCTTGAGATTATTGAAGCAGGTAAGTTATCACAAAGGGATTTATGCAATGTGTATGGGTATCCGTCTATATTGCTTAATGACAGCGATAGCTCAACGTATAGTAACTACGTACAAGCAAGGAAGCAATTGTACTTAGATAATGTCATCCCCACCTTAGAGCGTGATTATGCGGAAATGAACCGGCATATCACTCCACACTTTAACGATAAATACACGTATCATATAGATTATGACCTGCAAGCTATTCACGCTATACAGCAGGATAACAGTGAGAAAGTAGATTGGCTGAAAGATGCTTGGTGGATTGACACGCAAACAAAGCAAAGTGAATTAGGCTATGAACCGGATGAAAGCCTTCCAAAGTATCTGCTACCTGCTAACCTGATTCCATTTGACTCTTTGGATAATATTCCGTTAAATGAGGAAGAAATAAAACGATTAAAGGAAGAATATGATAAAGGATAAAATAGGCAAAATAGAAATATCACGTAAATATTTAATGGATGAAACAGGAATGTTTGAGTGTTTTAATCCAATACATATAGAGCAAAAAACATTTGATATTTGGGTTTATACTTGTGCTTCTGAGCTTTTTGATAGGGTATATGTGGGTGAAGATGTCCCATATTACGAGGTTCTTGCTACAAGGCATGAGCCAAAAGGAATAATTACGTGGGATGTAAATAAAATGTAATGCCAAAGCCAAAACCGAATGAGAACAGAGCGCAATTCTTAGACCGTTGTATTCCTGTTGTAGTAAACGAAGGAACCGATAGAGAACAAGCTGTTGCTATTTGTATCTCGATGTGGCGGGATGAGAGTAAATCTCGCATGACATGGAAAAGCATAGACTCTAAACGATGGGGATATTTAGGATATGCTACTAATCTATTCACAAAAGCGATAAGACAGCAAGCTAAGCCCGCCTTAGAAGCAAAAGACTTTAACTTCCGATTAGATGTAGATGAAACGCCAGTAAGGAACGCATTTCGGCAATTATACCGAAGGGTAATGCAAAACTTTGGGGAAGATACCCTTTCACGATTAAAAGCAGAACATGACATAAAGGTTACTAAGACAGGTATTAATTGGGAATCTGTTATAAATGCTTGGCTATCTCGCAATACTGTTGATTTAATACAGAACATATCAAACACAACACGTAATGCTGTTGACCGTGTATTAACGCAAGCAATACAGGAAGGGCTTAGTATTGATGATTTTGCCCGAATGTTAGACAATGATTATGGGCTTTCACGCAATAGAGGGAGGCTTATAGGCAGAACAGAGATAATAAGAGCATCTAATTACGGAAGCTTGTTAGGGGCACAAGAGGCGGGATTGAGCTTAAAGAAAGGTTGGCTTAGCTCGAGGGATGCAAGAGTTAGGGGATTGCAACCAAACGACAGATATGACCATGTGAATGCCGATGGGCAGTTTGTGGGCTTAGAAGGTCAGTTCTTAGTATCAGGTGAGGCTATGGATGTTCCATGCGACCCACAAGCAAGCCCGGGTAATACGATTAATTGTAGGTGTACGATTATATATGAAAGGCTTGGTAGTAATGAAATAATTGATAGTGGTAATAAGCCTTTACCCAATGTGGAATGGACTACAAATAGACCTGATAATCTTAGAAAGATGAAAAAGGTTATTGAAGATGAAGGATATGATGTTGTTATACAATCTTTAGGTAGGGGTAAATCTATGGTTCCTGCAATGGCATCACCATCACAGAAAAAGATATTCTTAAATAAAAGAGGTAAGTTTTTCTTAGACCCTAATAAAACAATGAAAGAGCAGTTTGATAATGGTTGGTGGTCATCTGATAACCCGTTAGGTATAGCGTACCATGAAATAGCGCATCTTAAATTCGCTCAAAAGGATAACTTCTTTAGTCTAAGTCATAGAGATATAGTAGAAAGAGTTAGTAGATATGCAAGAGTTAACCCAAAAGAGTTTGTTTCAGAAGTTTATAGTGGTCTAAAGACAGGCAAGAAATACGATGATGAAATTATCAATTTGTATAATCGTTATAGAGGTGCATAAATGACTTTTACTGAACCTGATTGGTGGGGCGAGTGGACTTATTTTGATGAGGAAGAGCTTATCACAAAGCTAAAGACTGATGCTCCTGATGATATACAGAAAGAGTGGGAAGAAATAATGTCTGTGTTAGAAGAATATTATAATAGGTTTTAATAAATGACCATTATATTCAGCTACAACCGCCCAAAAATGCTCTCTAAGCTACTCGATGAAGTGGGGCATTGTGTTGTATTGGATGATGGTTCTGAGTACGATCCCGCACCGTTTATAGATAGATGTGATTATTACCGATTACATCATTTAGGGAAGGAGTTCTTTTGGCTCACGTGGCGTTATGCGTTGCAGATGTGTAAAGAGTCCGATGATGACTTGTTTATCTTTTTACAGGATGATTTGAGCAATGTTGACTTAGACCGAATACATACTATCCATGCATCAATGGAAGGGGATTATGCTTATAACGTACACAACGCAGGCGGGCATAGAGGATGGACACCAATAAAGCACAGAGAGGAAGATGATAGAATATTCGGATCGTATGTTGACTGTAACTATTTCTGCAACCGCCAAGCATTGGAAGTATTGGGTTTTGATATGGATTGGATTAATCCGATGCGGTTCAAGGTAGATGGTATTAGTTCGGGGGTAGGTCAACAGCAATCAAGGAAATTCTATAAGGCAAATGTTCCTATGTATATTCCTAAAAAATCCTTAGCTTATCACGGGGATCATAAGAGCTTAATGCATCCCGAAGAACGGAAACGAAACCCACTAATAAGCCGATGAAAGAGCAAACAAAACAATTTATCCTACTATTATATTGGGAATTAAGATCAGGTGGTGGCGGTCATTTAAATCATAATAATTTGGATGACTGGCAAGAAATGGAAGATGAATTATTGGATATTCTTATTAATGAAGGCATAGATGTATAGTAATAAGTTATAATCCTGATTTTTTTTACGCTAAACGATATAAATATAATAATCATGACTAAAAGTGTAACTGTTATAATCCCTTACAACAAAGATAGGGGGTTTTTAAACGAAGCTATACAGAGTGTAAAAAATCAAACAATTAAATGTAAATTAATACTATCGCATTCAGATAAAAATTTGTCATATAATACAAATAGAGGAATTGAAAAATGTGATACAAAATATTGGTGTTATTTACATGAAGATGATTTATTGCCTTCTGATAGTATAGAAAATAGGTTAAAAGCTATTAATGGTTATGATTTCATACATGGACATGGTAAAAACTTTTCTAATGATAATTCATTTATTGTAAAGTCTGAAAACACAACACCCACAGTTACAGAGCTTATTAATAAGAATACAATAAGGGGTGGTACAGGATTATATAAAACATCTTGGTTTAATAAGGTTAAATTCAATGAAACATTGCTTTATGGTGAAGAATTAGATTTCCACCTTAATATGCTTAAAAATGGTGCTAAAATAGGGTATTGTGATAAGGTTGTATATAATTATCGAATTCATTCAAAACAAAAATCAAGATGGAATGATTTAGAACAAAGAAACAAAAGACACCACATAATAAAAAATATGAGAGAATCATATAGATATTAAAATGATAATTGTAATTAGCGGAATAAAGCGTTCGGGGAGTACAGCACAATTCAATATGGTTAGGTTATGCTGTTTACATGCGGGCTTAGACGTACATACTTGGGGTGAAGCCTATACGATAAAGGATGGGGTTAATATAATAAAGATGCACCCATTCGATAAAAGTTTATACAATAAAGCTGATTACATATTCACCACAGACAGAAACGATAAGGATATATTGAATAGCTTACAGCGTGTATTTGGTGGTAGCAAGCGAAGTATTACATGGATGCGGAAACAACTTGAATTGTGGCGTAGAAAGTCAATACACATGCACTATGATGAAATAGTAAATAAGCCGTTAGAGTGTATCTATACCATTAAGAACATATTAGGGTTAGATATTGATTGTGAGGCTGTACTGAAAGAATTTGAAGCTATTAAGCCACCTAAAGAGGGTTATGATGACGAAACATTCTTATTTGCTAACCATATAAGCCATGAGTAAAATATCAGTCAATTTAGCTACATTCTCAGGACGTAAGGAGTTGCTGCCTAAAGTTATAGAGAGCCTGTTAGGTCAAACAGTAAAGCCCGATGTTATTAGGGTGTATGCTAATGACTACCTACCCGATATTGAAAGAGATATAGTTAAAGTTTACACAGGGCGTGATCTAACCGATAACGGAAAGTTTGCATTCTTACCTTATGCAAAAGATGAATACTTCTTTACTTGCGATGACGATATTGAATACCCTGATAACTACATAGAGAATACGCTTAGATATCTAAAGAAGTACAATAAGCACTTTATCACGTATCATGGCAGAAAATTAGATGGCAAGGGGTTAGATTACTACTCAGGACATAAGAGGTTTGCATTTAATCGCACTGTTAAGGGTAATTGGGAGATAGATGTACCGGGAACAGGTGTAAGTGCTTTTCATACTTCATTACTACGCTTTGACCCGTTGACTTGGGACAAATACAAGATGAGCGACCTTATGTGTGGGTTAGAGCTTGCCAAACGTGGCATACCGGCACTATGTATTCAGCATCGGATTTGGTGGCTTAAATCGCTTATTACAAACTCAGACTATTCTATATATCGAGAGCATAAGATGAACTGTGAGGAACAGAACAAGGTTGCAGATGGAATATGTGATATTAAAGGCTATTCTTAAAATTATATTCATCAACATCAATATCTGTGGGATGCTTCTTAAACACTCTCAAATACTCAATCATTAAACTTATATCCTCTTTACTAACAGCTAAGTTATGCTTTAACCGTTCCTCTGCTCTTTCTATAAGCGGTAAGTTGTCGATTCGTTCTAATTCTTTTTCACTTATCATACTTTTCTATTATATTGTTAAGCTTTATAATGTAATCAATGTTTTTACTTTCACCGTGCTTATAAATAAGCCTATCCCCTATCCACTTAATGTGGTCTAATTCTTGTTCAGTCATAATATCTATCCATGTCATCTTTTATATTGTCAATTCTACCCTGTAATTCGTTAATAAGTTCTGCTGTTTCAAAGTCTGATATACTTCTTTCAGGCTTTTCATATTCGTTTTTAAGGCGTAAAGATATATTAACATCTTCATGTAAGCCAAATGTGTTTATTTCTAATATATAGAACTCCAGCCCTTTTATAAATACCGTTTCATTATTCTGAAAATTATCTATTAATCTGCTTAATTTTTCTTGTTGTTTAGAAGTCATAATACCTGTTTTGTTAAAAGTCAAACACAAAATACATAATTAACTCTCTAACCTTTGTAAAAGAATGTAAAATAGCTTATCTTTAGCTAAAACTTTATTTAGTCAAGCCTAAACTTATGAATAAGCAAAAAGCCGACACCCCCCAATCCTATGATATAGGCTATAAAGCTAAAATGATCTCAGGATCAATTAAAGATGTAGATATGGAAAGCCGTATGGTAAGCGGTTACTTCTCTGCATTTGACTTCGTTGATTCTGATGGTGATATGTTGAAAAGGGGGTGCTACTCTAAGACGATTGAAGAACGGGGGCCAAGAGGGAAGAATAGAATCATGCATTTGTTACAGCATGACCCTGCCAAGCCATTAGGTAAGCCAATGGAATTATATGAAGATGATTATGGGCTTAAATTTACCACAGCGATAAGCGAAACCCAATACGGAACCGATACCCTTAAACTATACAAGGACGGGGTGTATAAAGAGCACTCTGTTGGTATTAATATCATAAAGGGTGATTACTCTGATGAAGATAGAGCAAACATTGTTACAGAAGTTAAGATGTGGGAAGGTTCTACGGTTACATGGGGGGCTAATGAAATGGCCGTCGGCGGAATGGGTAAGGCTAAGGATTTTGATGCACTATTAGAGCGTTATGATACGCTTAATAAAGCATGGTATAAAGGAGATTACACGGATGACACGTTCCAAATCATCAAAAAACAAAGGGAACACATAGAATCAAGGATTAGAAAATCACTTAAGAATGTAAAGCCGTCAGACGACACTTCACAAGACCAAGCCGATATAAAAGCAATCTTTGAGCAATTCAAATTAGAAAATAAAGTAAAAGGTATATTCAATGGATATTGAAAAAACATTACAGGAAGGTTTGTCTGACGTAAAAGCAACATACGAGGAAAAGGCCAAAAAATATGAAGCCGATCTTGAAGCCTTGCAAACCAAAATGGAAGAGCAAGCCAAGAACACAGGCGAAGTAGAGGAAACTCTTAAGAATCAGAATAAGAACCTTGAAGAAAAGCTATTAGCAGAGCGAGAGCGCATTGATGCTATCGAGAAAGCAGGCGGTAGATTAAGTGGCGGTGGAAACACACCACGTAGTTTTAAAGACCAAATGATTGATGCTTTATCTGAGAATAAAGAGCAGATGGATGCTTTCAAAGAGCATGGCAGACCATTTGCAATGCAGACTAAAGCCGTTATTACGGAAGCAGATGCTTACACTAATGATGTAGTGCCTGCTGACTATGTACCTGGCTTTAAGTTCAATGCAGAGCGTCAGGTTCGAGTACGTCAGTTCTTACCACAAGGAACTACAAGCTCTGATAAGATTCGTTATATTCAGGAATCTAACTATACTGATGGAACGGCTACAAGTTCTGAAAACAACGCATCAGGTCAAAGTGATTTCGACTTGACAGCAACTGATGCAAACGTAACTAAAATCTCTGCTCATTTCCGTGTTTCTAAGGAAGCATTGAATGACACACAGGGGTTGGCTTCTCATATCTCATTGCGTGGCTCACAGAAGTACATGAATGAAGAAGATGCTCAGTTACTATACGGAGGCGGTACAGGAGCAGACCTTGACGGTTTGACCACCACTGCAACCGATTATACGTTAGATGCTTATACTGGCGATGCTAATGCACAGGAATATGATGTACTGTTGCAAGCTATTCAGCAAATCAGAACCGATAACTACAACCCTTCTGCTATCATGGTAAGTATTTCACGATACTTCGAAATGATTCAGCGCAAGGATGCTGACGGTCAATACATTTTCCCACAGGAAGTAGTATTCGGTAATCAGATGCCACGAGTTATGGGCGTTCCTATTGTAGCAACTAACGCTATTAACAGCACAGACGGTAACATTAATGACTTCTTAGTCGCTGACTTCCCACAGTTGACTACTCTATTTGATAGAGAAGGAATGAGTGTTCGATTCTACGAACAAGATCAGGACAATGTTATCAAAGACTTGGTAACTGTTCAGATTTCAGGTCGTTTAGCACTGCCAACATATCTACCTGATGCAGGTCGATTTGGTAACTTCGCTACTGCGATACAAAATGCAGGTAACTCCTAAACAGGAGCAAGGAACTTTGGAACTTGGGGCGGTTCGACTCCGCCCGTTCCTCTATTAATTTAATCTATACTTATGGAATACAGAGCAACACGAGCGTTTAAAATGCAAGGACAGAACGTAAAAGCAGGCGATAAGATTAAAGTTCGCAAGCAAGATGTTCAGAAGCTAAAGCGAAAAAACCTTATATATGAAACCAAAGAAGATAAAAGGGCTTACAATGCCGATGCTAAAGCTACCATTGAGCATGATGGCGGGCCTATGTTTCTTGTTAAGAAAGGCGATCAAGTTATAGACCGATTGACTAAAGCGGAAGCCGAAACAAAAAGGGATGAAATAAATGGGGCTGTATAGAACACGAACATCAAGCGGTAACTACGGGCAGAACGGTGTTCTTACGCTTACTGTATCTGACACTGATGGCGCAAGTGATTTAATAAGCACGGCAGATGCTAAGTCATGGCTTAAAATAGATACGTCTGATGAAGATGATTTGATTTCGGATCTTATTGATGAGGTTACAGCAGATATTGAGAACAACTATCAGATACCTGTTAAAAGCAAAGATGTTACAGCTGTATGGGAAAACTTTGGTAGTGAAGTTCCTTTACCGTTTCAGCCAGTTGACTCTATAACTACCGTTAAAACGATTGAAAGCGACGGAACGGAAACAACCCTTACCGTTGATGAAGATTATCGGTTAGTAGGTAGTAGGTTGCTTATAGATGAGGTTTATGGATATGAATCCCCCTACAACCGCACAAAATTGGAAGTGGTTTATGTAAGTGCTTTCGATGGCGTACCTAATGACATAAGGTTGGCTTTAAAGAAGGCTGTACTAAGTAACTTTGAAGACAGGCAGGATGTTGTAGGTGGAATGAGTGTTTCTATGTTACCAAATTCAAGTAAGAAGATACTAATCAAATACAGGAAGTTTTGAAAACTCGTGATCGCTCTTATAATGTCGGATTAATGAAACAGCGTGGTACGTTTGAGTATTATACCACGACTACCGATAGTATAGGTGGCACTTCCCAAACATGGACTACGTTAGCCTCTGCATGGTTGGATGTTAAGCCACAATCGGGGCGCGAGGCTCTCGAAACAGGAGCGTTAAGGGGTAATGTCAAGTATAAGATTGTAACACGTTACAGGGATGATTTTGTAACAGCGGGATATAACAGAGAAACGTATGACTACCTGCTAAGATTAAAATATGACGGTAAGATATTTAACATTGAATACGCTATCGACAAAGGCGAAGAAAAGACCTATACCGAGCTTATAGCAGTTCAGGAGGTCGGTGATGAAGCTTAGTGCTAAGATAGAAGGTGTTAATAAGGCTATAAACGCCCTACAAGACAAATCTGAGGATATACAAGCGCGAGCAGACCAAGCTATTGGGGAATCTGCTAAGATGATTGAAACCAAAGCCAAGCAAAACACACCTGTTGGAGCCGATGGTAGATTGAGAGCCTCTATAAGTGCTGAAAAAGACAGGGATTTGAATTGGGCTGTTATCGTAAACTCACGCTATGCCCCTTATGTCGAGTTTGGAACTAAGAGTAAAGTAAGTGTACCGTCAGGATTAGAAGGCTATGCTATGCAGTTTAAAGGCGGTGGTGGTTCCTTTGATGAATTAGTTAAGAGTATTAGGAATTGGGCTAAGAAAAAAGGTATTCCCGAAGATGCAGTATATCCTATTTCAATAAGTATAGCCCGTGAAGGCGTGAGCGCACAGCCGTTTCTATTCCCTGCATTTGAGGCAGAACGCAAAAGACTATTAAAAGACTTAAAGAAGGTGCTAAATGACCGTTAGGAATCAACATGCGAGTTCAGGTAGGTTTGTTAAAGACAATGGGCGTAATGTAAATTTAGCCGACATAATAGATTCTGTTTATTTGGATGGTAATCATAATGTAATTGTTATAATGGACAACTCTGTTAAGAGAACACTTGATGGAGATATGTATCGTTTTGGGGCAAAGATTTCTAACCTTGCCAATAATGAATCAGAACACATTGAAATACAGACGGGATCTACTCAGTTATATATTACAAATGTATCATTCAGCCCTGATGATGGTGGTGTTACAGCTATATTAAAAGAAGGTGCGAGCATAAGTGGTACACCTACATCACTAACATCATTTAATGAATTAAGAAGCAGTTCTAAGACGTCAAATGCGACATTCCAAAGGTATGATAATAGTGCTGTTGTAACCGGTGGCACGGCTATTGAAACGTTATATATACCGGGTACTGGTAAAAATGCAGGTGAGACTTTTTCGAGCAATGTAGGGTTTGTTTTAAAGCCTAATACAACATACGTAAGAACAATAACCAATAATTCAGGTGGGAACATCACATTAGGTGTTCAGGCTGAATATTATGAGTTTGTGTAATGCCTAAAAGCCCAGCAACACAATTACAAACGCAATATTATTCATTACTGAATGGCAATATTACCTATGACGGTAGCACTGTACCTGTTTATGATGTTGTGCCTGACAATGAAACCTATCCTTACATACAGTTAGGAGACTATACAGAAACAGATAATAGTTCTAAGGGAGATTTTGCAGATGAGTGTACGTTTAGTATTTCCGTTGTAGATCGTTTTCAAGGTAGGTTCGGCAGTGATGCAGGTATATATTCCGTATGGAACGATATTAAAGATATTATACGGGCAAGACCGACGGCTTTCACTATGGCAGATTTTTACGTTAACAGCACGGTAGTTGACAATGCTGTAACACGTGAAGAGAAAACAGAAACATACATGTATAAAATACTTGAAGGAAGATTCAGACATCTAATAAGGCAATCATGAGTTATATAACCCAACATATACAGGACTTTAAAGACTTAGGAATAGTTAATGGTGTTAGCTTTGGCACAGTTGGCGTATCAAAAATGGACATCGTTGCAATGAATGAACTTATACAATCAACAGGTAATTCTATTTTGGTACTTCTTGCGGTTAGTTACACCGCTTTTAAGTGTTACCGAATGTTAAGAGATATGAAGTGGGAGAAAGAGGACAGACAAGAAAATTAGCCTTAACTAATTTAATAATTCACAAAGTCAAACTAATTTCTTATATTTAACAAACTTTTACAAACTAAATAGAAAATTATGTCAGCAGTAAACGGAACACTTATACTACTTAAAGACGATGGCACTGCTTTCGCTCTATCTACATCTTGCTCATTGAATATAGATGTTGATCTTCCCGATGCTTCGTCTAAAAGCTCAGGTGGTTGGGCTGAACACATTAAAGGACAACGATCTTGGAGTGTTGATCTTGACTCTCTTGCAGACTTTGAAACGACTACAGTTGGTGGCGTTAAAACCATTATTGACTTAATCGTTAATGAATCAGATGTTGATGTTGAGTTTGAGCCACAATCAGGGGCTTATACTTCTGCGGGTATCTCATTTACAGGAACAGCTTCTACAAGCTCTGTAACCGTTGAGGCATCTAACGAAGATACAGCGACTCTAAGCGGTTCTTTCACAGGAAACGGAGCGTTAACACCAACGGCAGTTAGCTAATGATTAAACAAGAGAAAGAGTTTAATATAGGAGGTAAGAAACGCCTTGTTAAGTTTGGCACAAATGCCTCTGCTATCTATTGTGAAGAACACAACATATCATTGTCTAAGTATAACGAATCGTTTGCCCTTGATACGGTAACGATTGGTCAGATTAGGGATGTGATATGGTCTGGTCTTGTGGCGGGTTGCTACAAGCAGAAAAAGGAAGTGGACTTCACAAAGTATGATGTTGGTGATTGGATTGATGAATTACAGCAGGAAGAAATAGATAATATCCTTTCACTCTTAATGGGAGAGTCTGACAAAAAAAAAGTGGGAAAAGCTTAGAGTGGGATGAAGTATTATCTTTATCCTTCCGAATTGGGCTATCCCGTGAGGACTTTTGGAATCTTTCATGGTATGAATTTGGATGTGCTGTCAAGGGTCTGAATGAGAATATGAAGCATGACTTTAATGTTATGCGGAATCACGCCTCATTAGTTATAAGTAGTCAAGCCCCTAAAAAGCATCATAAAAAATTAACACCTGAAAGATTATTTCCGATGCCTGATGATAACACAGATAAACAAGAGCTTACCAAAGAAGAAGTTAGGGCTATTATTGACCGTTCAAACAAAAGGAGGGGCATAGATGGCTAACTTAGCAAAGTTACAAGTAGAATTAGGTGCTAACCCTACACCGCTTATCAGTGGGGTTAACAGAGCCGAGAAAGCCTTAGCCGGGTTTGGTGGTAACACTAAGAAGATAGGTAGTAGTCTATCTAAGGGGTTTAAGAAGCCACAGAGCCAAATTAAAGGCACTACAATGGCGGTTACTAACTTTAACCGTGTTGTTCAGGATGCTCCATTTGGTATTATGGGTGTGGCTAATAACTTGGAACCCATGATTCAGTCTTTCAATAGTCTGAAAGCTCAAACAGGTTCTACTACAACCGCTTTAACAACATTATTAAAGAGTGCATTTACAGGGCCGGGAGCTTTAATTACGGCTGTATCTGTTGCATCATCATTAGCCATTGTGTTTAGTCAAAGAATGCGTGGGGCGGGTAAGGCAAGTAAGGATACAAAAAAAGAACTTGAAGCGACAACAAGTGCTGTTGATGAACTTTCTAAAAAGTTTAATAGTTTGGCTGGGCTATCACTTACACAGGAAACAGAGCGTGAAATAGAAGTAATTGATCGTGCTATTAGGGTTGCTGAGGAAAGGGAAAAGGCGCAAAGGCGTATAAATGAAATAAATGCTGAAGCAAATAATAGAAGCGGTGAATTAAGTGATGCTCTCGCTAAAGAACTTGTTCAAAAGAGAAATATAAGAGATACCTCTGATGATGTAATTAACAGGCTCGGATTTGAAGTTACAAGTGTTGCAGAACTTACAGATAAAAGAAAAGAACTTACTAATACTTTAGATGTATATAATAATTCATTAACCGAACAAGAGCGAGTAGCAAAGCGTGTTGATGATATACAAGCTAAAACAGCGCAAAGTATAGATGCTTATACAGCGGGCGCAGAAGGCTCGCAACAGGCTTTAGTAGGACTTGCTCAACAATATCAACAGAGAATATCCGACCTACAAAGTGAGGGTCAATTAACACAAGAGCAAATTGTAGAAGTTAATGCCCTTAAAGATGCTTATAAAGATTTAACTGGCTCTATAAAAGAAACTGAGGGGGTTGAATTACCTGATTTCACTGCAAGCGGTTCTGTTAATATAAATGCCCTTCCACAAATATCAGATGAAGATGCCCAAGCAGAAGCTAACACTGTTAAACCGCCTAAGCTACCTGTTATGCCTGAATTTGAATTAGGCAATATTGAAGGCAGTATAGGCGCTTTAAATGATCGGGTGAGGGCTTTCCAAAGAGCGCAAGAAGGGGCGACTAACGCAGATGTATATAACGAATTACAAGCCCAAATTGACAAAACACAAGCTAAAATAAACGAGATTACAGGCGCTACCAATGAAGCAAGTGATGCTACAACCGACTTAGGGGCAACAGGTGATGCTTCCTTTAAAATGATGAGTCAAGGATTGGGTAGTGTTGTGGGTGCCTTGATAGCTGGTAAAAAAGAAGCGTTAAGCTTTAAGAATGTATTAGGGGCTTTACTTCCCGGTATATTAAATATTATAACGGGTGGTTCAAGTGGTGTTTTTGGTGCGTTTGCATCTTCTTTATTTGGCGGATTCTTTGCAGGTGGTGGTCAGCCACCAATGGGTAAGGTTTCCGTAGTAGGTGAGCAAGGCCCCGAATTATTTGTACCTAATACAAAAGGAACCATATTACCCAATGAAGTCTTTGGTGGTGCTATGAGTAAGACAGTAAACGTACAGGTAACGGGTGTGTTGAAAGGTGAAGATATTCATGTAAGCGGAAGTCGTGGTAATATAAGGTTTGATAGATGAGCGAAAGGTATAACTCAGGACATACTACATTAGAAACGAATGAATCAGTAGAGATTAAAATACTTGATTCTTCTTTTGGTGGTTCTGCCACAGAATTAGATAACATCGGTGCAGGTTGGTTAAATGACCAATTACAACAATTAGATGTAAGGGAGCCACTATCTAACCCCATCCAAAAGCGTACTATTACAGTTACGGTATGGATTGAAACAAGTGAATACGATGAATCAGGATTACTAACAGATTTATTCGATGCCGATGAAGGTCGGTTTACTTTAGAATACTATAAAGGTGGTTCGCTCGAATGGACGGGTATTATACTTCCCGATCTTTGCTCCTATCAGGAAAAGGATAACCCGTATTCGCTTACCATTGTAGCTAAAGATTTTTCTACATTAAAGGGTGATTTATACCCATTAGATGATGACAGGGAAACACCAATTACAATATTGGCAAGCCTTTTATCTGATATAGTAGCATTAAATATCATATCTGAAACATCATGGATATTAGACGGTGGTACTGATTCAAACGATATACTGAGACAGGTTTACATTGATGAATTTGCACTGAGGGAATATGCAAGGACAGGGGATGAATCCCCTGAGCAGATAACGAAGTTAGAAGCCTTAGAAGCTATACTAAAATCCTTTGGATTGGTGTGTAAGCAAACTAATGGTAAATGGATAGTTCAGCATCTATCGGCTTATGATGACCCTACCGATGTATTTCAAGCTGAATATAATTCAAGTGGTGTCCTGCAAAGCGAAAGCACTGGTAATGATGTTACTTCTGCGGGTACAATCACTTATTCAGATAATAATTTTAACCCGGGCGTTAAAAGTGCAAGGGTTAAATTTGACCATCGAACACAAGTGTCAACGATTAAGTTCCCGCGTAGTATAGTTCTGCCCGATGATGATTCAACCTATACGCAGTTCTTCCAAAGTGATGGCGATCAACAAATACGATTAAGTGGAAGTATTGAGGCAACGCTATCAGATGGTAGTAACCCGACAGGAACGGCTAATATCAGGATTAAAGCAGGAACAACTAATGAATATTGGTGGGATGGTGATGACTGGCAAACATCTACAAGTAGCTTTTCGCTTACAACTTATTTAGCAGGAGATGATGGGAGTGGTAATTTTGTTTATGAGCGCACAGGATTTGCCGAGCTAACAGATAACATTCCTGCCGATGCCGATGGTGAAATAGAGATACAACTATTCCAAGCGGGTTCGGGTGCTTTTACAGCTACAAACACAGAGTACAATTTAGACTTTAATATCATAAATGCCGTAGCTCAGGAAAATTCAACCTACATTGATTATGAATTAACACAAACACCAAGCCAATCAGTACGGGTTAAATATAGTGATATTTGGTTTGGAGATGGCCCCGTAAGTTATGCTCGTTCTGCTATATCCACTAATTCAAGTGGTTCTGATTTAACGGCAGATGATTGGGCGAGAAGGGGTGAGATGACGTACCTTCCATTTGCTCATAATCTACTAAGAGAAGTATTAGACGTACAGCGAACCACGACACGAAGGATTTCAGCTACTGTTAAAAGCGTGCTATCGTTTGGTGATATAGTAAGCTATGACTCACAGTATTTCTACGTCTTAGGCGGTAGTTTTGACGGCTATTCAGGTGTTTCAACGGTTGAGTTACTACGCATAAACATACAAACAGCAACCGATACATTTGATAATATCCCCAAGTTTGAAGAAGAGGGGACTACGGGCAATACATCACCAAGTACAGGCGGAGGTGGATTAACAGAAAGCCAAGCTAATAACACATACCTACAACAATCTAATAACTTATCTGATTTAGATTCAGCAAACACAGCAAGGGGTAACTTAGGCGTTGAGATAGGGATAGATGTGCAGGCACAAAGTTCCACCCTTCAGGATTTATCAGACAGCCTTACAGCAACGTCTACTGAGCTTAACCGCTTAGACGGAACCCTTGCAACTGTACGGAGTAACTTAGGCTTAGGCGAGACAGATGACGTAACCTTTGCAGATATAACAGGGGATTCACTTGATATTGGTGGTGGAGATGCTACGGTGAATGGGAGTGGGGTTGCAACACTTAGCGGTTTATCAGTAAATACTTCATCAGGATCAATCAGTGTAGACCCGCTTGGAAGCAATTCTACATTATATGACATAACAGCGTCAGGTCAATGGGATTTTAAGGGGTCATTTTTTAAAATATCAAGAGGTTCTGTTGATAAATTAGCAATCCAAAAAAATAATTTTACTGCATATGGAGACAATTATAGATTAATAATTTTAAATGATGCTACTGTAGATGCTTTCTCAGCAGGTCATAGCATTGCTGGTGGCGGTTTTTTAGAGGTTAGGAATGATGCAGATGAACAGAAAATTGTTCTGAGGTCTTATGGTGACAGTGTTTTTGAAAATGCACTATTTGTTAATAGTCTTCTATCAGCCGATGGTGGTATCAATGTAAACGATGACTTCACGGTTGGAGCAGGCGGGGCTACGGATATTGATAGTACCTTAGGCGTTACAGGAGACGGAACCTTTGAATCTAACTTATTTGTAGAGGGAGGGTTATTTGCCAATGAATTTGTTGTAAACACTACTAAAGTATTAACAGACTTTGCCATGAGTGCGGGTGGCAAGGTTGGAAGCGTGTCAGGAGGTGCGGGTTCAGAGGTTGTTTCCTTTGTTGATGAGGATGATACTAAAGTAGAACCCTTCGGAACTAATGACATTCTACACATCCAAGTTACAACTGGGGCTACAAATGGAACTATCGTTAAAAACATTTATCGCAAAGTAGCAAGCATTGATGGAAGTAGTAACTTTACCCTAACTACAAGCGGTATAAATTGGACTACGGGTAGCGATGTGGGATCTATTGCCGTTGGTGATTCTGTTGTAAGGAAAGGTAACACCGCAGGAACGACAGACAGGGATCACTACATTAAATTTGATATTAGTGGCAATGGCGGTGTATCTGCCCCAACGGTAACGGTATTTGACAACGTAACGGATGTAAACGATGATGGCGATATTCGTCTTATGTACGGTAAGTTGGACGGTGAATATGGTATTGGTGGTAGTGCAGACGAATTTGGCTTTGCTGTTGGCGATAGTTCACTAAGTGGGAATCACATTATACTAACACCGTCAACGACTGCTTTTCAGCTTGATACGTTTAAACTCGATTCTGATGGTATTGATATTGACTCATCAACAAATAGTATAACAGTTGGTACGGGCGGAAAGTTAGAAGGTGATAATTGGGTTATATCAGATACAAGTTGGGAGCATCCGTCAATAAGCGAGGTTATTTGGAGTACTGCATTCGAAGCCGATACGGGTGTTATAACGGGAGGCGGTGAACCACCCTCTGTTTCTGGGGAAGAATACACAGTAGAGTCGCAAGCCCCAAGTGGGAACCAAGATAATGAAGTAGAAAGGAGATTTGTTTCAGCAACTTTTAGAAAGGCAACAAACAAAGATTATTTAGTTTTTTACTCCCAACAACTTTCAGATATATCAGGAGATGCAACAACTTATGAGATGGAATTGAAAATGAGCCTTGACGGGTCGGTTGTAGCCACAGAGTCAATGGCCTCATTTGGTTCAGGCGATCCAATTACATTAGTGTATGATATGTCTGGGCTTTCAAATAATACAGAACACTATGTAGAATTATCCCTAAGAGCAAGAATAATTACAGGTACAGGAGAATCTGGTACAGCAACCGCATCTATATCCGCTATTTGTGCGCTTACTGCGGAAGCTGTTGATCCAACGGCTTAATCACACTCCATTTTATTTAATGTACTTATAAAGTCCTGTCCGTCAACTTTATATACTTTAAGGTCGGTATATATTTTGAATGAAAAATATATAGGATTAATATCTGGCGAATTGTTGCATGTATATGAAAAAGATTGTGTTAATTTAAGCGTATCACCGAATTCAATGTATGGTGATCCATAAACATTTATATCTGGGTGCGCTGTTCTTAAAATAGTGTTTGAGTGTGTGTAAATAGAATCTGATTTAAATTCAGTATCTATAAGGCTAATCTTGTAGTTTCTGTTCTCCTTTAGCAATGTAACGCTAACGCTGTTAGATGGGTTGCTATTTTTAAGTATTTCGCCTACATATTCGTATTTATTTTGTGATGTTTCTGACCAAAGTGATAAATCGTTTGATTTGCACCCTGCAAAAGTTATTAGTATAAGCAGTGCTAATATTAAGTATTTCATTGTTTTTTTGGTTTGGTTGTGTCCTTATCGGACGTTAAAAGTTTCTCAATCTCTGATTTAGGCTTCTCAATCTTACCTTTAGCAATCGGCTTTAACAAGTCATAAGCATAATTAGGTAAGTCATTAGGAAGTTCAACTTTTTCAACAGGTAGGTTAATCTCTTTGTCTTTAATAGCTTCCCTTTCCTTTTCGCTTAGATCATTCCATATCTTAACTTCTGATTGTGCATAAGCAAAGAATCGCTTTATGAACGTGCTAAATTCATTCTTACCTTCATAGACTTGGGAAAGGTTATCAAGTACGTTCCATGTTTGTATAATTTGAATAGGTGTTATCTTCATTGTCTTTTACCTGTTTTGATTTGTGTTGCTAATTCGTTTGCTCTATTACCTACCTGAGTCGCCCATTTTGAGTCTAAGGCTTCCGAGTAGGCTTCGTCATAGTCTTTGTTCTGTAATGCCATTATCATCTTCTCAAAATTTAATAGACCACCTATTCCAAGATTGAAAGCCATGTTAATGATAGCATCTTTGCGGACTCTATCCTGAATGTTGAACCAAGAGAACATATTTAATCTGCCTTCAATGTTAAGCAATTGATCCCTAAGAATAAACTCTGCCTCCCATTCGGTCAACCCTCTATCATCAAGGTTTAACCCTATTCCTACTGTAAGTTTTCCTACGGTATCTTTGTAGGGGAATTGCCTATATCCTTCGTGTCGTTTTAATTGCTCTACTAATTGTTTCATGGCTTTATATAATTTCTTAGTCTTTGCTTTATTAATACTGCTTTTTTCTCAGCCTTATATATATTATCCCTTATCTTTTTTTTATCGCCAATGCTTATATTAAGATCTGACAATTGGGATTTTATTGTTTTCAAATCGCAAAAAGAATCTAAATCATTATGTGTTTTTATAATTAGCCGTTCTTGTATGTTTGTTCGTTCTTCTAATATATCGTTAATCATTACACCGATTTAAAAATGGAAATTTATTGGGGTCTTTACGCTTGGCTTCTTCCCATCCACGCTCCCAACACATAACATTACAAGGCGTTCGATAATTGTGTGTTACCCTATCGCTTCCCTGCGTTAATATATACGCCTCAAAGGCTTCTTTCTTAATTTTGGCTATTATATCCATGTTG